TGAACGCTTACACCGCAACCACATGTTGATTGTTCTTTTGGATTGATGAACTTAAAGAAAGAATTTAATCCTTCCTTTACATAGTCTAATGTCATACCCTCGACAAAGGGTACTGAGGGCTTATCTACTATAATACTAAACTTACCTAAGTCTACTATCGTGTCACCGTCATTAGGAACATCAGACTTAAAAACGTATTCATAGCCAGCACAACCCCCACCAGTAACACCAACTCTGATGTGAGAAAGGTTAGGGTCTTTTGCTTGTAAAGAGATAATTTGTTGTATTGCCTCATCTGTCAACTCAATCATTTAGGCAGCTTTTTTCTTCCTTCTAGTTTTCTTTTTCACAGGAGTGTTATACTCTGTAATACCCAACGTTTCAAAAGATTTCTCTAGATTGGGATATTCGTTTAACAGTTTGCCATCTTTAACAGCTGTTAATAGCTTAGCTTCCTTATGGTGTAACCCTTCAAGTATTTGAACCCAATTAACTTCCCTCTTCCAATCTGGAAGTTTGTTCATATTACTCTGAGGATCAAAGAATTGTTTGATACGTCTCCATTCTAAATTGATAGTAGTTTCACCCATGCCGCCAGGAATATCCTCTTGCAACTTGGTAGTGGATGGCATACCTTCTGGTAGATTCCATTCAACTTTTTCTGCACCTACTCCGAGTCTAATAAATGTAACAGCTAACTGATTGCCAGCTGCCCATTCCTTTAGTCTTTTGGCAATGCCTTCACCTGTTTTTTCTTCAACTACCCAATCTAGGGCTTCATCTAATTGTCTAAATTTTTTCATAATTTACCTCTAAAAATCTGTAATAACTTCCATCATATTACGCATTTTGTTTTTAATAAAATAGTTTAACAACTGGCTTCTGTCTCCGCCCTGTTGTGATTCGTAACTATTTATAATAGCTTTCTTAATCTCGTCTGGTGTTTTGGATAAGTCCACTAACAACTGGTTCCTCGTAAATCCTGCGGCCATCTCCGAATTTACAACAAACTCCTCTGGCTTTTGCTTTTTCCATTCTGAAAGTAAAGCTTTTTTAATAGGACGTTGACGTTTACCTTCTACAAAAGTATCATCATCAGATAACATGTTAGGGATGCCGTCGCCTTTGTCTCCTGTAATGATATGTTCCATTAACACTTGAGAAGCAGGCTCTTTAATCTTAACCCATTTCTTAAATGCAGGAGCATATTGTTTGACATTAGGATACTTCTGCAGTTGATTAAAGTCGTGATCTCCACTGATAATTAAAAAGGGTTCAGGCTCTGGATCATCAAACAATCCACCTGTGCTTTTTCCTGATGTTTGACTATACTCAGCAAGAGTGCCAATAACATCATCTGCTTCTGCACCTTCTACATCAATACAGGGATAGGGAAAGAACTCATCTAGTTCATTTCTAATTTGATTTAGTGCCTCAAATATAGAGTTCCAATCTAGAGGACTTTCCTCCCTACCCTTTTTACGATGTGCCTTATAATAAGGAAAGTAATCGCGTCTCCAGTATCTACGATTATCCATAGCCAGTACAAGATCACCATACTCCTCGCCAAACTTTACATTGTAAGAGCGAATTGTGTTAATAATCATATGCCGCAACAACGGCAAGTCTACATCTATAGACACATCTTTACGACCACCTATTTCTGCCATGAAGTTAGCGATGGCAGTCTGATTAAAATCTACAACTATCATTGCTTCACCTTTAACAATACAGAGTTAGGCTGTACCCTTGTTCTAACTGTCATTTTTTTACCACGTACAGACTCCATAAACTTATGTAGTCCATTAATCCTACATGCCATAAATTTAGGAATAACCTCCTCGGGTTTCCTAACTGTTTTCTCATAGGATGTCGTGCCATAGTTTTCAATAGCTGTACCTTTAACTCCTAAACCACCTGCAAAGTCAGAGGCATATACACCTAAGCGTTTACGTTTAACATCATAATACCACACTTCTGAGGAACCTATAATGTCCACAGGGTTGATACTTACAATATCTAGTTCTTTAAACTCC